GACATTTACAACACATTCACGCTCAGCAATTATTATAACAATTTAACGAAGAAGGAGCGCAAAGATTATAACCTCAAAAAATTCACGAAAGAAATCAGTGAGAATTTATTCTTAGCACCAAACATACGAAAGCGGGACACGCGGTATAATGGTGTGGCTTTGAAGAAGGACGCGGTGGTGGGGTGGAGATTGAAACCAGAAGAAAAGGCGGGCGGTGGTGCACACGACGAAGCCCACGCAGAAGAAAAAAACTAAAAACCAAAATCAAAAAAAGTTGCAAAAAATGGGGTTGCAACTTTTTTTTTATTCATCCCTGTCGTTTAAAATAAACGACTCCTTATCACTCACCACGCACATCGGGTAAGTTTTATTAATAGCGACCCATCGGCTATTCACGCCTTTGATTTTTTTAATTTGCTCTTTATCCAATCCAAAATAATTATCAAGCAGATATTTAATAGAGCGCCCACCAAGTCCGCTCGGGAAGATGACGACAGATTTACACTCGTTTAAAATTCGTTTCGTGTTAAGCCCATCACACGCAAGGTGAGAGGTATATATAACCTCCACATTAAAGTGGCGACCCGTTTCAAGCACCGAGTTAAGAAGACCCACGATTTTCAGTTTAAGAGGTTTGTAAGTGATGCAGTCGGTATCATCAAAGATTAAACAACTATCTTTGAAATCCTCTGCTGAAATATCATTGGTTAAAAACTCGCCTTCTAACTTGATACGATTAAGTCCTTTTATTTTATCAATGCTTTTATCATCAGTGATTGATGATATAAGATACACCTCGCGCTTAGGGTATAGTCGCTTATATTCGTCCACGTACATACGCGTCCAAAAAGACTTACCAGAGCCAGATGCCCCCGTGACGTATGTGATAGAGCGCTCCTTCTGCTTATCAGGGATTGGTTGGAAGTGCAGGTTCGGTTTATCTTTCAATTTAACCTCTCTAAATACCTCGCCCACGCAATCTTTCGGTTTATCTGTAATGTAGAATTCCTTCCACTTTTTTTTGTCCTTTTCTTTATCGTCTTTTAAAATTGCAATAACTTGACCGCATCCTTCAAAGTTCATTATATATTATTGCAAAGAAAAAAAATAATCTAATTTGCTTTTAATCACTTTAAGTGTAAGGGTTCCAAATTGAACCAAGACTACATATTTGATTGTAGTATGTTCCATTCCAACTCAATAACAGAGTGCTTCCATTAGTCGGACTTTGAGCGATATACCCAGTAGAAAAGAATGCCCCGTTATACCATTGGAGTTGTCGTCCTCCTCCAAAAAGAAAAGTATTAGCACTTGACCCGACAAATGCCCACTGCGACCCTATTCCTTGTAGATTGAAATACACTGTATCTGACCCGATATAATTGAATGTAAAGTATCCGCTCATTCCAGCAGTTGCAAGAGCACCATCAATATAATACTCACCAGTGTTGGTAAGGGCGTGCGTTAGTCCCGTAGTGACCTTTCTAAAAAAACTCGTAAGGTAGGACGTAATAGCGTTAGAACCCACTGGTGATGGCGACCCTGCAAGTGAAACTTTCATTAAATAATTTAAAGTATAACTATTACTGCTATAAATTTCACCTATAGCGACGATAAAATCTGTTCCGTCATTATCAATAAGGTCAAACGCGAATGAAATAGCGACTGTTAGAGAAGTTGTACCATTATCAAGCTGAGATACTGAACTAACAGCGTTTCCGCTAATGGCGAAAACAACGCAATAAGGACTAAGATAAGGTATCCCACTAGCGGTTATAACGGTAAATTGTCCCGTAGCACATATTGAACCAGACAAATAGTCCAAACTATACGGACTAGCATTAAACCCGTTGGATGGATTGCCGTCTATCGGGGATAATACGTTGGACGCTTGGTCGTAGCAGCCAAAATAATTTAATGTTGTAGTCCCGTCTGCATTCGTCGTAAATGCTCCTCCAAAATAAACATTATCAGCACCATCACCCGTAATCGCGTTGCAAGAACTATTAAAACCACCACTAACACTGCCCGACCAAACCAAGTTGTCGGGGAATATTTGAGAGGTAGTGGGTGCTGGTATATACGCTACACTATTGTAGATAAGAGGGGTGGATGGGGTATTACAAGCTGTAAAAATGCCTCCAATATAGAGGCGGTCATACCCAGCAGCGTAGAAAAGAGCGTGTATTTGTCCGTTGAATTGAGCGACCAGCGTCCAATTTAAAGTGGTATTATCGTAGCAATATATCTCTCCATTACTCGTCCCCAGCCACTGGTATCCATTACCAACAGCAGAGCAATTAACAGTGCCCACCCCGATGAACTGCGTTTGAAGAGCCAACGTATCAATAACTGGGACGGCAGATGCTCTTAATAATAATTGATGGTTTCCTCCGTAAACGGGAATGTTTATTGGAGTACTACTGACTGACTGAACGTTTGCTTGAGGTATCCATTCTAATCCTGCCTGATTGGAGTTAAGAGTGTTGATATTATTAATGCTTTGTCCGTTCATATTTATAGATGTCCCTCCTGCACTATTACCAGTTGTAAGAACGCCCGCTAAATTCTGCGGTACGGCGGGCGCGCCTCCGCCTGCGATGAGGTTTGCAAGTTCTGTCGCCAAAGAGTTATATTTAGCATCAAGTGCGTAGTATGAACCACTCATTATATATTATAGGAATATAAAAAATCTTGGTATAATGTATATAATGTGTCAGCTAGATACTTGCAAAAGTATCTGTTATTATCAGTTAGAAAGTAATAGTAATGGGACTAAGATTTATATTCACTACGACGCGGATTTTAATCCAATATGGGTAGAAATTGTTAAGAATAACAAAAGTTTAGGGGAATTTTATCCAAAAAAATAATCTGTTTGTAGTGTATAATGACTGAGCCCGCTTTTGATCCGTTTAGCAATAAGCCCGATATATCGGCTTCGTCCCGCAAATTATACACTTTCAATCTTACTAAATTAAACAAAGGCAAGCCAATAAAAAATCTCAACTTTTTAACTCCTGTAAGTGTGATGGATGGATTAATGGAATTGAAACCAAACACGCGTAGAACTTATCTGATTGCAATCGTGTCCTCGCTAAAAGGCAGACCCGAGGCGAAATGGAAGAAGTTATACACCCGCTATTACGAAGAACTGATGAAATTGAACGGCGAATTGAAAAATAACACTGCAAAGAGCGAGACCCAGAAAGAAAATTGGATGGGACAAGACGAAGTAATGAAAAAGTGCGACGAGTTAAAAAGCATTCTTACCGAGATACAAGGTAAGAAAAAGATTAGCGCTGATGAATACGAGCGCCTGTTGCAACTGGTCGTCCTGTCTCTTTACTGCTTGCAAGCACCCCGTCGTAATAAAGACTACACTGATATGTTGGTGGTTAAGAAAACCCCTGACGATACTGCGTTTAACTATTTGAATGTTGATGAAGCAGAGTGGATTTTCAACAACTATAAGACCCAGAAGAAATACCAACAAAAGCGTCTGCCTGTACCGAGTGATTTGATGGATATTATCAAAGTATATTTAATGCACCACCCAGATGCGAAAGAATTGAAAAAGAAGAACCCACTACCCGTGCCGTTCTTGGTTCACCAAGATGGTCGTAAGGTTGCAACCAGCACAGATATGACCCGTATGTTGAATAAAATAATGGGTAATAAAGTGGGCAGCAGTATGCTCCGCAATATCTTTTTAACAGATAAATACAGCGACACGGCGAAAGAAATGGCGAAGGATGTAGCTGCGATGGGTACGAGTATGGATACCGCAAATAACAACTATATTAAACAAGATTAATTTAGAAAAAATATTAGCGTATATATATATGGTTAATCGTTGGATAGAACACGTTAAAGAATTTGCAAAAAAAAAAGGAATTGCATACGGGTGCGCGATATCAGACCCCGATGTAAAGAAAGGTTATATCCCCACGGGTGATAAGAGGCGCAAGCCCGAGAAGTTGGTGCAGGCAATGCCTTCTACCGAGCCAAAAGCAAAAATGATTGATATTATACCGAGACCAAGACCAGTGTCCGCACCATCGCCCTCGTATGATAATGCGTCATCGCCCGCAGCCGAGCCTGTTAAAAAGAAGAAGCGTGCGCCTACACGAAAAAATAGTGATAGTTATATAGATATAGTGCGTGTAAAGACCCCCAAGGGTAGATGGATATGGCGCAATCAACCAGGCAATGATTTATTTGAAGAAGTGTGGATGCAAAAAGACGGGCGATGGTATGAGATTGGTGAGTTGCAACAAGATATGACTGACCCACACCGCACTCTGCTACCCGAGCCAGTATATTATAAAACGCCCAAGTTGGTGGACGAAAAGCACACCTTTTTTAATCCGCAGAATAGATTAATTATACCAAAAAATGATAAAGAATACAAAGGTGGAATGATGAATGTTGTAGCTGATGAGGAAGAAGAAATACCAATGCCTCCGCCACCAGCCAATGTCCCGACCAATGTCGTATTGACCCCAATGGATGCGTATAGATGGGAATGGTCGTATAATCTTATAAGAGGCTTCGTGCCTCAAACACCCGCCCAGTACAGACGATTAAGAAAGATTTTAAACGAAAGTTTCGGCGGGAATAGGGGCTGGTTTCGTGAGTCGCTTCTTGCTTGGTTGCAAAATACCCAAGCATCAGACCCGCCAACAACCGACGAAGATGCTACTCACGATGCAGAAGAACTTGCAAACACAGAGGCGGACTTTGATGACGCAATGACCCGCTTACCAGCGCAACCCCAAGCCCCCGCGGGTAATGTGAATATAATCGGGGCGGGTATGACTGAACTTGCAAAATTGCTGGAAGAATTGAAAATGAAAGGCGGTGCTGAAATGCGTACACCATCATTAAGCACCCCATTTTGCAGGCAGGGTAATAAATACTACCATCGTAAGGATATAGTCCCAATAATACCACCACACAAGCGGTATGTGGAACTATTTGCAGGGTCGGGTGCAATCTTTTATAATAAAGCCAAGGCAGAAGAAAACATATTGAATGACTTGGATACGGGTGTGGCTCAGCGCTTTAATATGATTAAGAATGCATCATTGGACTTTGATAAATATAATCAATCGTTGGACTCGCTTGCAAAAGTGCGGGCATACTACGACAAACCCGTCAAGACGAAGGAAGATAAACTATTACACGCCATTATCCAAACTTGCTACGGGTTCAGTGGTAAGCCAGTTGTTAAAAGCACGGGTATTTATAAGCCAGGTAATCCTCTTGATAAACTCAGACGGCACTTGGACGATTGGAAGGAAGCATTAAAGGATACCAAGATAGAAAACAAAGATTACGCGGAGGTCATCAAGAAATACGACAGCGCCGACACCTTCTTCTTTTTAGATCCACCCTACGAAAATACCGACAAGGACTTTGAATATGCGCAGGACTTGGACTTTGATTTTCAGCGCCTTGCAGATGTGCTGTTCCGTATTAAAGGCAACTTTTTAATGACGATTAACGACAGCCCCAATACCCGCAAATTGTTTAAGAATTTTCAGGTCAAGACTTGGAATGTACGGGCAGGCTGGCATGGGTCGCGAGCCAAGGGCGACGAAAACAGGCGTGCGGAGTTATTAATCAGCAATTACCCACAAAAGAAGTATGCCTGAAAGCACCCACGTGGGGTGACCCATATTTTGATGGTCTGACCCATTTTTTCACTTTTTTTTGAAACTATCCTATAACACCCCCCTCCCGAGAGGACTTTACAAAAACAATGAATAAAATGGGTCAGACCATCAAAATCTGGGTCAGGCGGTAATTTAAGCAAATAACAAGAATATTATATATATGTTAGTATATATATAATGCCTGCAAAACTACCATTCAGCAAGCAATCGCCAAGAACTAAGTTCAAAAATTTAAGAGAAATACACGGCAACTACCAAGCGATACTAGCAGCATACCCTGAACTGAACCGAGTGTTTAAAGAATTAGAAAAAACACCACAAGGTAAGTTCTTGAACGGACAAAATTTATTATTAAAAATATTTGAAGATTATCCCGACATTATTGGAGACAATTCTAGCGCACCAGTAGCATCAGCACCAGCATCAAAGAAAGCAACGAAGGCAAAGAAAGCACCAAGAGCCGACTCGGCAGGTGGTGAACCAAAGCGTGCAAAGAAAGAAGAAGACATTGAAGATTATAGAGGTGCCGATTTATCATTTCCTGCGAACGTATTTGCAAGCGACGATTTAGCAAGACCACCGCCATCATCACCGCAGTTGTCTGACGATGGATATTTTAACGATATAATGGGCGCACTCGGTGCAACACCACCACCCGCAGATGAAGAATATGAACTACCCGACTTGGAAGGTAATGGATACGGAGGGGCGACCGATGCGCAAATAGGACGGGCAGCCCGATACAGAACCCACGTGCGCGAGGCGTTAGAGCCACCAAAATATGAGTGCCTGTACAGAAACTTATCTTATATAATCCATTCCAATGACGAGAACGCGATTGGTAATCCATTTTCACCCGATGATAAATACGACGCAGACGTTCAAAAGATATTAGACAAAGCCGAGGCGAATTTGAAGCGAGTTAAAGAATTAAGAGATAGAGGAATTGAACCCAGAAAAGTTCCAAAATGCAGTGGTAAGGTATTCAAGCCCGAGACAACGCCCGCAGTACAGCCCTCTGTTTTTAAAGCATCTACACGAAAAAGAGCGTCCGCATCTGCTGTTGATTTCACAGCACCAGCAAAGCCAGCACCATTTAATTTTGCAGCAATTGATAAACTGCGAAAATCAAACACGCCCGTACCCGTACCACGCAAAGTCCCACTCTTTGTACCAACACCCGAATTAATAGAGAAGGCTCGCTTAAAACGATTAGAAGGCAAAGGAATGATAGGAGGTAATTGGTTTGACGACGTCACCAACGCGGTGGCATCTACGCTATTCGGTAATGGTCGCCCACACGCGCAATATCCGTATTTACTTTAATTATTTCATTTAGCGCCAATATATAATCTAATAACATATTATATAATGGAAGAAACCCAGAAGGTCACTTTATCTTACTCCAAAGAACTGCAAGACATTGCACTCAACACGCTCAGTGTTAGAATTACAGAGCAACTATACGACCCAGTAGGAGCGTTGATGGTTAAGCAATTTGCAGAAAAGACACAGAGCGGTATTAACAGCGTATCGCACGATTGCAACACGAAGGCGCAACCAAACCGCCCGATTATCCTGCAAGAAATACCCGACTACCTCCCAAAAATAGAAGAACCAAAAAAGGCGGTACTAACATTGATACCGCCCACGTGTAAGTTATAATTACTCAACATATTTTGCAACAACGTAGTCGGCAGATGACCCGCCTGTTTCATTTCTTAGCCTCTCAACGAGTTCGGTGAATTCGTCGAGGGAGTATCCTATCTTCATTGTTTCAATACGAAAGACACACCATCGCCCGCAGGTCTGTATCTTACTATCTAACTTTTGAAACCGCTTTTTATTCCAGATTGTAGTCCACCCATCTTTTTCAGCTTGGTGCATTAAGCGGGACATTTCATTAGTAGCCTCACCAAGTATCATACGCATCATCTTGCTTATAAACTTCCAGTCAGAGTCCCACTTGCATCCGTAAGAGTTAAAATATTCTATCGTCTTACCATACCGCAAGACGCTGACCCAATGCCCGTGGTTATATTTGTCTTCAATTAATATAATGCGAGCCGACTTATCAGTAGGCAGTAGTTCTTCAATCTTGGAGTAGTTCTTCAAGTCGCTATATTTAATAATGTCTTCGGGCTTTACACCTGAATGTCTCTCTAAATCATCATTCGTCATCGGCGTGCTAATTCTTTGATTAATCCTTTCTTCGGGGCTTAACTTAGACATTGTATATATTAGTGGTTAGATTATTTTTTAAACAATACGTTTTATTTAGCAATAATTAATATCTGTTGATTATATAGATGGTACACTGGAACAACTCTTACACATATGGTAAAGGACAAGAACCCAAGGTAATAGAAACTTTGCAAGAATACTTTGCACGGGTAATCAAGGCGACGGAGGGGCAATATGCAAAATACGATGCGACTGATGAGACTACGGACTACGAAATCAAAAGCAGAACTAACTCAATGAAAGCATACCCCACGACGATGATTACTTGCAACAAGATGACTGATGCGACCCGCCCGTTAGTCTTGGTATTTAACTTTACTGATTGCTTAGCGTATATAGAGTACGATGCAGAAAAGTTTAGCCAATACGTCACCGCACCATTCAGCAGAGCGAGATGTTGCTGGGACGAGAAAATGCACGTATATATACCAGTAGAACATCTCTCCGTTATAAAAAAGTGGTAGAATAATCTGTTAAATAGATGTTTATAATAGATTATTTCAGTTAGATTATATCATATATATATTGTATCAACGA